TAAATTCCTAAATTTAAGTGTATCATAATTTTTTATTTTTATATTAATACCAATCATTTTTATCACATTTAATACATATCATATCATCACTATGACTGTCTAAGCAATGCCAATCATGCTCACATTCCAAATCCTGAACAATAGATGATTGATTTTTATACTCCTTAACTATTTTTTTTGCTTTTTTATACTCTTTTTTACTTATCATAATTTAGTTTTAAGTTGGTCTGTTAGTTTTAAGTTTGTAACTTATTTTATAGTAAAGAATCCAACACCATTTAAATCCTATAGTAGTTTTATTTATTGAGTACATGTAATTTTTTAACCTTGCCATACTGTTTATATTTTAATTTTATCTTGATAAGTTTCTATTAACTTTAAAGTATAAAGACTTAAATTATCTGCTTTAAATTTAAGCATGTCTTTTAAATTATCGGTTGCTTCTTGAGTTAATATAATATTGTTATAGTCCATAGTTTTTGTTTTATTCATAATTTCTATTGTGTTGGTCTGTTAGTTTTAAGTTTGAACGCTGGCTTCTCTTTACCAAAGTTAATCTTTTCATTCTCGTAGTTTCCCTCAAGGATTTTTAAGAAATTCGCTTTGTTAAATATCCAGTCTATTGAGCCTCTAAAATCTGTTTTAGTTCCATTTATAAATTTATTGTCTCGAGCTTTTAATATTACATCCTCTAAAGTTTTTAAGTCGTATTCTTCTAATCTGCATTTTATTAACTTTCCTCTTGCCTTGTTTAATTTTAGTGCTTCAGGTAATTTTCCTTTTTCTAAATTGTAAAAATCAAAAACACCCTTTATTGTTTCTTTCTCTTTATTTAGTATATTCTTTCTTTCTAAATTCTTTCTTTCTTTGTTTGGGTGTTTTCCTATAACAGGATTATCCGATGAAGGGTTTTCCTGTGTATGGGTTTCCGTACATAGGGTTTTCATATAAGGCTCAATATGCAATTCGTAGTCTATTTTCCAATGCCCTTTATTGTTCTGGTATTTGTGACGCTGCAAATACTTACTTTCTTCTAGCTCTTGTAAGGTGCTATTAATAGAATGTAAGCCTTCTTTAAGTTCCATTGATATTCTTTGTGCTGAAAACTCCCAACCGTTACTCTTAGACTGAATAAATGCGTATAGTCCTTTTGCCTTAAGACTTACTTCTTTGTTCTTAAGAAGCTTATTAGGTGTCTGTGCAAACTCTGTTTTAATTCTTAGCTTTCCCATTACTTAAGTGTATTTATATCTATTGCTTTTTTAATATCTCCAATAGTAAAAATTCCTTGATGTGAATTATCTAATGGCTCTACCTTTGTTTCATCAGGTAGTAAATGCGCTAATGGATTTTCCCATCTTATATAATGTGTTCTATAAGCCACTTCTATAACCTCGCCAGTTGTAGGTATTCTAATTCCAAATGTTGTACTCATAATATTTATTGTATAAAAAAACCGCTTTGAATCCCTGCCTATCAACTCAGGAGATCCAAAACGGTTTTACTATTTTTTTAAGTTGCTGAACTTGATAGGCTGCAACTGAACTGCTAATATACTACTTTTAATTGGTTAAAACGGAACTCCATCATCATCATAATCAATATTAAAAGTTTCTTCTGCCTTTGCAACGCCTGCAATCTTCCAACCTTGTAAGCTGTTGAAATACTTTGTCTCTCCTTGTGGGCTTATCCATTCTCTACCTTGTATATTAATAGATACTTCTAACTCATCCCCTATATTGTGACCATCTATAAGCGAGCACTTATCTTTTATGAACTCGATTAAGATTGACTGAGGATAAGTCTCTACTGTTTCAATCACAATCTCACGCTTTGTGAATCCGTTGTTGCCAAACTCTTTTGTTTCGCCTTTGATCTTTAACTTTCCTTTAATTGTTGCCATAATGTTTATTTGTTTTCTGATTCTTTTTTGAAATTTAAAGTATATTTCTCATTGTTATAAGTGTAAGTTGCACTTATATAATTTGGTATTCCTAAAGCATTCATAGTGCTTATTAATGTTTTCCCAATTTGATTTACTAAATTATTAAATTCTTTTTGATTTTCTTCATTTAGTTTTTTCATAATGTTTATTTATTGTTTAATATTTGTATTGCTAATTCTACTCTTTGAGTAAGTAATTCTTTGTCTTCTTTTGGTACTTCAAATTCTATTGATTGAATGTCGTTTACTTCACAGTCATTTGGAAGGTGCGGAAGTTCATCATCGTTTGCCCAATTAATAAAGGCGTATTGATTCTGTAAACCTTCAATTCTAGTTTCGCTTAATCTTCTTATCTTATCTAAGTCTTTTTGATATGGTACGTAAACAAATAAAACTGCTGTGTTTCTTTCGCAAAGAATAGAATTAGATACTAACTGCCAATAATAGTTTGCATGATTCTTTTTAAGCTCTTCAACCGAATCCATACTTTCAATTAGCGTAGTAAAGCTTTCTAAAGTCCAAGGGCATTTTATATCCCCTACGATAGTATCAGTTATTAAATCAGGCATACCAGTCCAATAGTCTGAATAAGTTTTATGCTTATACCTATCTTTTGAAACAAGGCTATATTTTAAATCTAAGGCGTTAAAACATTGTTCCTCTACTAATGTTCCCCAAGATGTAGGGCGAGCTGTTACGGACTTGCTTAGAGGTCTGTTGAGCTTTCTTTCCCACTTCTTTTCTTTTACATAAGTTTCAAAGGCTTGTCCTGTGTTTTCTAAAGTCCAATTTCCACGACCTTTCCCCATTAATTTATATATTCCAGAACTACTAAAATTTCCTACTCTGCTCATTTTTTTGAATTTAAAATTAATGTGATTGCTTTTTGATAACATGAGCTATCTTTTTGGTCTATAATTCTTTCGATGTTTAAAGCGTCATCAGGTGCTATGACCTCATCACTTAAATTATAAAATAATTCTTTTAATCTGTCTATTGTGTAATCTTCTGTGTTTACTTTAATTTCTCTAAAATCTTCCTTGTTGTAGATGTCTGCTGCTATTCCTATTTCTGAAGCACATTTCTTTAGTGCATCGGTTGAGGCTGCTTTTAAGTCATTACCTACGCTTAAAGGAATATCAGTACCTTTGCGAAACATAATATCTTTATTACCAAATTGCATTTTAACAATGGTTTTTCCGTTTGATCTACAGGTTAACTTTCCTTTTACCACAACTTCTTTAGCGTCTATTAGGATTTTTTCATCTATTATTTCAAAATCCCAGTCCCAACCAAACATTAGGTTAAGACATTTCTTTACATAACCTCCTGTAACATATTCCCACTTTCCACCTCCTTTAGCTGGTCTGGTTTTAATGTATTTACTAGGTGTTTTTCTAAGTAGTGTTTTAAGTTGATTAGCGTTAAGGCTATTGTGCTCTACTAAGCTTAAATCTTTAGAATCAATTAAAGCTAAGTCGTTTTGTTTTTCTTTCATAGTTTCTAGGTTTTATTAATCGTTTAAATCTGCTTCTGCACAGTTACTATCGCAGTAAGTTCTTTCGCACTCTTCGCCACAAAATGCGCATCTCTTTTCTAAGTCTTGATCTTCTTCTGGATTTGTCCATCCCATGATTATTTGGTTTTATTGTGCTATTGATTTCATTATGTCATAGAAATAATCATCATTATATAGAAACTCGTCATTTGTTCCGTTTTTTATTTCTTTTCCTTTTGCAACTATAAAGTCGTTAAAATTAACTACTATGAAAACTAATTCATCTAGTCTATCTTCTTTTTGAAAAGCAATATATCTGTGGTTTCCATCTAAAATACATCCGTCTTGATCTAATATAATAGGGTAGTTTGAGTCAAAACCTCTGTTAAGAGCATTTTCTATGTGGTGACTATAGTCGTCGGCCATTGAATCGTCTGCTTCTATTGTTTCTACTTGATTGTAATTTAAGATTGTCATAGTTTTATATTTTAATTATATGTAAATATACAAGTAACAAACGGATAAACAAACATTATAAACGTTAAATATTAAGCGATATTAAGAGTAACTATATTAACATATTGGTCTGGCAACAATCCAGTAAGCCTTAAGACCTTTGCCTTCTTGTGGCTGCTCATTGTATGCGTAGAATTTTTCCAGCCGTTAACAAGCGTTACTGACGTGCCTAATACATGTATGCAAAACCAGCCGTACTTTATATTGGGGTCGTTCATTTTTACTTTGTACGTCTCAAAAATAAGTTGTACGTTGATCTTTTCTCTTATTACTTCCATGCTATTGTTTTTTGTAGTTATTTAAGATTTCCAATGTTTGCTCCTGACTTAGATTGTTTACCTCCATAAATTCCGTAAATGATGTAGGAAGATTTGTTGTTTGTGTAATTACAGAATCTATTGCATTTAGGTCTAGTGCTTGATTTGTTTCGATTTCGTAAACGTAATACACATTATTGTCGCTCGATTGACCGTATATTGTTTTGTAGTCAATGCTCTTTATTACTACTTCTTTAGTTTTAGTTTTCATAGTTATATATTTATAGTTGTATTTCCTATTTGTACCGACTTAATACCTGCATGATAGAAGATTTGTCTTAGCTCCTTAAGTGTTATGCTCTTAGGGTCTCCCTTAAGCTTGTTTTCTAGGTTAATTGATTCTGCGTCTACGTTGGTTTTTAGTCCTAGTAGCAATACGGTTTGTAGTTCTTTAATGAAGTTCATGGTTTTATTTTTTAGTGATTAGTTTTCCAAGTAGTAGCACTTCTAAAACCTCCATAGTATGGTTTTAAGTTTAATCTTTTAATTAATTCTAATGCTTGTTTTTTACTTATTCCAAGTTTTATTAAAGTTATATGAGAGTCTTTTCTCTTTCTTTTAATTATTCTGTATTCACTATCCCATTGATAAATACCCCATAAGTGACCCCATTTAGTAATAACTAAATCTACATTTATTTCGTTTATCCCTGTATATTTAAAATCTCCCAATATAATTTGTTGTGTTTTCATAATTTATAAGTTTTAATTATACACAAATATAGTCATAATAAACAGATATGCAAACTTATTAAATGTTAAACTTTATAAATAAGGCATAAAAAAACCCCCTTACATTGCATGCGAGGGGGAAACTAAAATAAAACTAAAACTATGAAATGCTAATATAGTACTTTATTTAAACTTAATAAGTAAACCTATGATTAAAAGTAATAAAATAATTGTTGGCCATACCCAAAGAGGCGTAAGATAGATTACTGTTTTTTTAGAATTATCTATTTTGCTATCTGAAATGCTTACTACAGAATCTCTTTTTCGTTCACTTTGTCCTGTAATAAGCCTGAGGTCTAGCCGATTGTTTTCTAGTTTTACGCTTGCAGAATTAAGGCCAGATGATTCAAAGGTTTGTATTTCTTTTACATTACCTAATGAATCGCACTCTATCGAAAAGGTGTATTTTGTTTCTATAGGCTTACTCACATACTCAAAGGACTTAGTTACTAGCGTGTCGCTTGTTTTAGTGCGTTCTACTGTAGTTTCTTTTGCTTTGCATCCTATAAGAAGGAAAAGTATAAATAATACTCTCATTGCTTTGTTTTATAGGTATATTGTCTAATATATCTAGCTCTAGTTTTAGATTCTGTTTCTAAACTAAGCTCTAACCATCTACCACCTAAAGGCTTTATAGGTCTTCCACGCTCTACATGAAAACCCCCGAAGCCGTCTTGATACTCTTCTTTATAAGATGGAGTTCTAAGCATTAGCATGTCTTTGTGGTTAATGTTTCCAAGGTTGTCTAGGTACTCATAAGAGTAGGTCAACTCATAATCTTCATGTACATGGCTCATCCAAACAACGTCAGCACCTTGTATTTTTGTAGCTTCTCTTTGATGCTGTATTGTTCCCTTTGTTACTGGACCACCTCCACCATAACCATGATGGTATTTAATTGTGTGTCTGTATGATGCTGCTTTTTTTCCTGTGCTTAATTTCTGATGAAATCTAGTTACAATCCAGCCGCCATATCCGCCTAAGTTTACTTTACTTTTTGGGTTGGCAATAGTGTTAATACGCTCAACAAATCTTTCTAGTATATCAGTTTCTTGATGCCGAATAACAGATGTTTCATGGTTTCCATAACCTACCATTTCTATAATTTCAGCATAAGGAGCAAACCATTCAGCACCTGTCTTGACAATACTATCGAGATACCTTGCGTTTGTATGTTCTGGTAATATTTCGTCTTTAGAGTGTCTAGGATCGCCTTTACCTTGCATAAGACAAAACAGATCACCGTTAATGAATACCTTTACATTTTCTTTTAAGGCTTGATCTAGGTGTTCTTTAAGTAACACCCTGTCACATTTTGGATTATCCCAGTGTAGGTCACTAATTAATAAGTATTTTACTTTCTTTACACCAGCAGGAAGGTTTAGTATTGTTACGTTTCTGCTTGGCTGTGTTACTAGTATTTCTTGCGTTTTCAAACTCATGTTTTATTTTTTAGTTAATTTTACCATCTTGCTCTTGTCTTCCTAATGTCATAATGTGTGAATGTAGAATAAGCACTTAGACCACCTTGTAGCATATCCCCGCTACTTATAAGCTGTTCAATCTTAGCAGTCACATACTTAGGCTTACATCCTTGTGCTGTAATATCAGCAGCCTTGCAAAGTGTATGCTGTGATCCTCCGTCACGACCTTTGGAAAGCTCATAGAATACCGGTCTAAATGCAATGTTAATGCTTACCGGTACGCCTAATTCATTTCGTAATATCTGTAATTGATTTGCAAGTTTCTGCAAACTATACTTTAGGCTTTCGCTGTTTTCATACATTTCAATTACTCTTTCTTGTTCTGCATTGTCAAAGAATATTGATTCTAAGAACTCACCAAGCATAAAGTTTTCTGTTAGTTTTTTGTCATTGTTCATTTTCTATATTTTTTAAGTTGACCTAAAAGTAACTTATTTTCTTCTCTTAAAGCAGTAACCTCAATTTTTAACTCTTGTATCTCCTTTGTTTGGTGGTTCATTTTCTCGGTCATGCTCTCAATGAAGGAGTTATTTTGCTTTGCCATAAGCTCATAAGCCTTGCCAATCTCAATGTTAGCATTTGACTCTCTAACTTTTTTGCCACGAAAAAAACCAAAGAAGGTACCGATCGCTCCTAGAGTAGATGATAGTATAATTCCAAAGTTATCTGAAAATATGCTCATAATTCCAAATTATTAGACCAACTATCTGGTAATCTATCTACAAGAGTCATGTGTATTTCGTAAGAGTTATGCTTAAGAATTGCAAAACCTCTTCCATTATAATTTTTGATTACAGAAGCCCATTCATTAGTTAATAGTTGATAATTTTCTCCTATTGTCACTAACTTATTATAATCTTCACAAGCCTTCTTTGTTCCTGTATAATACATATTAAGAAATGTTAAAATAAGCCATTTGATTTTGTTGAATATCAACAATATCATCAGTTAAATTATCAGCTAAATAAATTTCTGAAATATTCCCTTCCCATAATGCAGCAGCCACATTATTACTCAAAACACATCCGATTGTTACATCTGCGCTTGAATCAAATAGCGAATTTGGAGGCCCTGAACCTATATTACTTCCTTGCATAACAGAACCGTTAACATATATAACTACAGTTCGCGCATCAAAAGTAAATCCTATAGTTTGTAAATTTTCTGGATCTATTGAATTATCAGAAATCCAAGCACCTCCAAATGTTCCATTTGCAGGATTTCCAAAATTTAATTGAATTTTTTGATCAGCTCCTATTAAAATAGCCCAACTTCTTTCATCTTGACCTGAGCCGTATTGGCCCATGATATACTGATTGCTTCCAATATTGGATTCAGAGTTTTCAGCCACTAAAGATACCTGTAATTTATTGGTCGGCGTGCAAAAATTCGCAGCAGGCCGACGTAAATGGTCATTTGTTCCGTCATAGAAAAATGTCGGCTTTCCATTGGCAAGTATAACAGAACCATTACTAACTATTTTCGGTTGTTCAGATGCGGTTGATCTTGAAAAGTCTCTACCGTTTACTGTTTGATCTTTGAAAACAACAGTAAAAGCATCCCCGCCATCCGCAAATGTTACTAAGGCAGGTTCGTTAAGTTCATTATCGGCAAAACCTATATTTGATTGAGCATTACTAGGAATTCTGACTTCTGTTGATGCTCCTGTATAATTTTGCCTTAACTTTCTGACACTTGCGGCAAATGAGCCATTAGGAAATAAATCTAACATTCCTTGAAAGCCAGATCCTAAAAATCTATTATAATTAAACCCAAAATTAAATCCGTGTCTCATTATGCTTCGGATTTTATGCAAAGAATATCGCCAGTTACAGATGTAATATTTTTAAAAGCTCCTGCAATAGACCCCCCAGCTTTTAGTTTTACGGTAAATGTAGCATCACCACCACTATAAGTTTCTGTGGAAAAGTCACTATCTTCATTAGCGTAAACGGCCATGAACTTTTCATCTGTTGTCGTAGTTTCTCCTGTTGCTTTTTGTCTTACTCCAAACTGTCCTAGACTTGCTAAGTTGCTTTCTGAGTTAAATTCTAATTTGTTAATTGCCATTGTGTTTTTTTATTTAAATTGTGCTTATTAGAAATAATATTACAGGTAAGAAAATTGTTGCTAAATAATCCAAAGGGTCGCCACCTGTTTTCTTTATAAACTCATCATATATTTCTTTTGCTCCTCCTGCTAATATAGCAAGAATTAAACCCATAGCAGGAGAAAACAACAAAGCACCTGCAATGTATATTAATGTTCCTGCAATAAGATGATACAGTTTGTCTCTTTTCCAAAGGTGGTTTAGTAACCATTTTAATACACTCATTATTTATTTATTTAATTGTTATTATTTATTTTTGTTCTTGATTTATTACAACATCTACATCCTTCGCCGTGCTTGTTTCTGTAAATCTAACTGTAGCACTTCTTGAGGTAGGATTATTGTTGACGTCTACAAATATTCCATGATTTGTGTCCCCGCTACCATTGTTAACAACAACAATGAAATCACCACCTATTATTACTGTCGCAGTCCAATCACCTTGAGACTCAACTTGAACTTGCAAAGTTTTTGATGTATTGCTTGTATTAAAAAGTTTAGGGTTTACATCAAAAAACGTTCTAATTCTACTAGACGATATTATTCCTATGCTCATTACGCTTGTTTTAGTCTTCCAATTACCGCTACCTCATTTGTATCTACAACTTCTAATTCTACAAAACTATATCTACTCGCTGGCACTGCTAATTCACCAGAAGGAAATCTAAGAGTAACGCCAGATTCACCAGTTATTGTTACTGTACCCGTGCCAAATTGACTTAAAACAAACTTTGTACCTATTGGTGTTCCTAGCTTTACTACAGCACTAACAGAGCTTCCAGATGTAAATAATGGTGCAACCGTTTTGTTGCTATCCTGAAATAAGTAACTTGTTGCTGATGTTTTTGTTTTTACATTTGTTATTACGTTGTCAGCCTTTAAATTACCAAATTCATCAATTTCAACCTCTCCACTAGCATTTGCATCTCCTTTAGGTCTGAAAATTATACTTTCACCAGAGCCTGCATTTTGACTTATTACAGTAGCACCAGTAGTATTATCTCTTATTAATGTATTTCTTGATTTTATATTTCCGTCTACTATAACGTCACCATTATAATCAAAATCACCGTTTTCTTTAAGGACTAAACGTTTTCCAGAAACATCGTTGACTAAAAAATAATCAGAATCGTTTGTGCTTCCAAATCCAATATAACCTTGACGTGTCGTTCCGTCTGACCCATAAAATGAAAAAATAGAGAAGTTAGAACTTCCAAATCCAGAACCTTTAACACCACTATTACTTGGCACTAATGTTTTATTTGAAAACGTCTTTTCACCATTAATGCTTTCATCTACATTACCAGTTCTGCTAATGAAATTGGTAATTACAACCTTTGCATCATTTAAAGCGACTCTAAATTGTAATTTTCTTAGTGCTGTAAATATTGAATCGGTGGCTACTAAATTGGAAGATGAGCCAAAAGGCGTAAAGCTAGTTAGTAGAGTAGCTAAAACTCTTGCAACCGTAAAATAAAGATTATTAGAGCCTTCTGGTAAGTCGTTTGTGCTTGCGATTAATCCGTTTGTTATTTGCAAATAATTTGATCCAGTCCATCTATACTGCTTGTTTGTGTCTAAAGCAATGTATATTTTACCTGTTTCACCTGCATTCGGAAAGCCTGACAAACTAGCAAATTCTAAAACGTCATCTACATAAGACGGTAATTGATTTACAGGGACTTTCCCGCCAACTAGAGAGGCGTAACCATTTGCAGACCCTTTTTCACTTTTTAATTGAAAATCAGAAGCGGATGAACCATTTAAAGTTAAAGCATCTACGTTATCAAGTTCCGAACCATCTCCTTCAAAGGTAGTTGATTGTATTTTTCCATCAATTTCCAAACGTCCGCTTTCGTATAAAACCATTTGACCGACGGCACTTGCTCGTCCATTTGGTCTAAAAATCATATTTACAGGAACATTAGCATTTTGACTTATAATTGTTACACCAGAACCAGTATCTTCAATCCATGTATTATCGTTAAAAATTGCACGGTTTTTAAAGTTTTTGCTACCTGTTATGTCTTCATTTACATTTCCAGTTTTATTAACAAAATTATTAGGTATTCCTAAATTTGATCTAGCAGCAGCAGCGTTTAGTATTTCGGAAAAGTTGTTTCCAATTAAAAAAGCACCTGACAATGAACTTGAAGAACCCCCTTGAACTCCTATAGTGTATTCTACAAATTGAGCGTTTTCCGTTCCTGCTGATCTTGTAGCTGTGGATTCTATTAACCACCAACCCAAGAAGGTCGCATTTGTTGCTAATGGATTAACTACATACTCTTCTAGCTTAACTCCTGCTTTTGCTAGTGTCATGTTTGCGTAGTTGCCCTGTCCGTACTGCAAGCCAATAACGCCTGAATTAAAGAAATAAACCCTTGCACCAGAAACAGTTGTAGAGCCTAAGGCGGTTATAACACCGTTATTATCCCAGAACTTAGGAATTAAAGTATTGCCGCCCGAATCAGCAGAATTTCTGTCAGCCAAAACAAAACTTACATTTGGATTATCCGCAAAAGATGGCGTGCTAGGTTCTAATGAATTTCCAGTACCTCCAAATCTTAGCAATGAACCCGCACCAATTCCAAAGCCTAAACTATTGTTTTTTCCTGTGACTGTAAGACCTTTTTTAAGGGGAACGCCTGCTTCTTTAACATAATCGATTACAGTTCTTATAAGATTTGAATATTGACCTAGTGGATTGTAGAAATACTCAAAGCCTACTATTTCGTTTACATTAACATCTATAACTATCCTAGCTACAAAAGCTTTTCTTACAAAATCGACTATAGTTGGATAAGTTGTTTGCTGTGCTAAATCCCCATCCTTATTATAATAAACAAAAGTTGAGTTTGCGTTTAAATTTTCTACAGTAATATTTAGTTTCTGCGAGGGATTATTTGCTAGATAACCTTCATCACTACTAATTTCAAAATTTAGTGATGATAAAGTAAAAACAGTACCACCATTTGCGGCTGAAACCGTAAAAGAACTACTTATACCAGTACCTCTAGCCGATCCATTAGAAGTTATATTATTAATAGCCTGTGTAATAGCTGAATTTGTGACCGCATTATTTGAATTAATATCTAATTCAGTGTCTAATACAGAACCTTCGGGCGGTGCGTCAGGTGTAGCGGTATTTAGATTAACAAAGTCATCTAATGTAGTCTGTGTTTCATTGCTTCCAATCTCGCTTATGGTTTGACCTACATACAAGAAATCGAACTCTATACCGCTTCTTTGAGCTTTGAAAACTATTAATTGAGCTACGCTCGGATCGTATGGACCTGAAGTGTTAACCTCGTCTTGTATTGGCGAAGTGTCTCCAATCTCTCCAAGATCAAATATTGCATTTTCTCTTGAATCATCTTTGTCGGTTACAAAATAAACAATGTCTTGTGAGCTTATTTGAGTTGCACCGCTTCCATAATTACCTTTTGTGCCTGTAAAAAGATAGTATTCTCTTGCTAGGTTTTTGTTAAATATTGATGCCTCTACCGTTATTCTTACCGTGTATAATATTAATAATTGGTTTTGTGTTTTAGCAAAAGCCGTGTCAGCATTTATTATACTTGCAATCTGTGAATTAATAGCTGTTGCGCTCTCGTAATCAATACCGTAAATTATTTTAAATACTGGGATAACATCATTAATGGCACTAGCACCACCACCGCCTACCAAATTACCTAATGGATATTGAACGGTGTTTTGTAAGGAATTTGACCATACTGGTAATAACTCGTCACCCACTAATGTATTTAGGCTAGGAAGGTTTGGGGTTATTTTGCTATTTGCGATAGCTTGTTCAACCGCTTGTAATCTTTGTTCTAATGTTGCCATTAATTAAGTTTTAGTATTCCTTTGCTTCCGTCTATTGTTGCAGGATTATTATTTATTGTTTCGCCTATGTTACTATTTGAATTATAGTTAGTAGACTTTGCTAATTTGGGCCTAACTAGGTATAAGTTAGAACCTTCTTGAGCTTCTATATCTGGCGTATCTTTTTTAACATAATTTATATCATCAATTAAAACATTATCGCTACTTAATAATAGCTGTATTTGTCTAGCTATTGCCAAAGGCACTAAGTCAAGATGAAAATTATAATTCTCAAAAGATTCTGATTCTAAAAGAAACTGTCTTTTATCTGTAGTATAAACTTCGTTCTCGTCTTCTGGTTCAAATGTAGGCGGCATAACAAAAGGTAAATAGATTCTACTCTTTATGCCAGTAGACCACCCTATTTGATTGTTTTCTGTATTAAACCATTCTATGTAATGACTTTTTTCTAAATCAGCAGTAATTAAAATACGTTCGGATAAATACTTAACAGTTGATAAAGGGTCTTGATTGTCAAAATTATTGCTATCACAAATTGCAAGTTGATAGCAGCCTAAAGCAAATCCATTTATTTGGAACTCAAAGAAATCAAACTTCTGTTTTGTAAATACTGTAGTTATTTTTTTAATCAAGCTAAAGTTTCCTCCAGTACTGCTATAATCAAGCTCCATAGCTTCATAATTTATAGAGTCAACGGTAACGGTTCTAAATCCTTTTATTCTTAATGTACCTATATCCTGAACTTCTATAAATGTTCCGATTTCGTTATAACTTAATAACGATCCATCAAGAAAATTAACTCCAATAACATCTCCTGCTTCATTGTAAATATTAGAACCTTCAGGAAAAAAAACAAAAAGATCAGTTCCGTTATAAAAGGCTCTACCGTCACGAATATCCTTTACATTTCTATTATCTGTAAGTTGACTTACTGGTAATTCGGTAACATCATCATCTTTTATCAAAAAGGCCTTATTATCTGAGTAGCTAGATTGATACTGTATTCTTAAGTCTTGGCCTACTGGATATTTGTTAAACCAATCCCCATAATTTGTATCGGTTTGATCTTCATAGCTTAGTTCGTTTTCGTAGTTTCTTATAAGTAAGTTTCTTTTTGCAAACCTTACAGAATTAAGTAATGAAACAAATATTTGTGGGTCTTCATCATCTGCACCACCTACCAAGAAATCTAATGTTTGAACACACCCAAAGGCATCCCTAACATGATAAGTATAATTTCCGTCTTCTAATCCTGCAATAGTATTAGCTCCAAAATCAGAACCATTCAAAGATGCTTCTATTCCTATCTCTGTCTTCTCATTATTGCTTAGTTCCTGAGAATTGGTTTTTATCAGCCTTCCGCTTGCGGTAGATGTACCTACTTGAATACTACTTACATTAACCGAGCTTAATATCCACTTAATAGGAATATCTTTTTGTTCTATTATTGTTTGAACTTGATCGGATGTAACCACAACAATATTGTGGCTTAATAGATTTGTCCTGTTTTTTTCAAATTCTAATTCATAGAAAACAAATCCATTATTTTCAAATGATTCAGGAGATATAAAGTCTTGTGGGTATCTGTAGCCTTGACCAAAAAAACCGCTTATTTCATTTAAAACTATTGAGTCGAGAGCTAAGTCAGATAAAGCTCTCTTAAGTACCATGTTCACCATTACGGTATCGCAAGGCGTAGAAGATTCGCTAACCTCAAAAGAGTCTATTGTATAATTTATAGAACTAAAAATAGTATAGTCAACAGATTTCTTGCATCCTATGTAATCCTTAACAAATAATGTATAGTCTCCATCGGCTTGATTTACTGGCAAATTAGATGAATAAGTAATATCATCTAATGAGTACTCAAAATCTAACAACGATAAATCTAAATTGTTTAAAACTATTCTATCCTTCTTAAAAACTGGCACAAAATTACCTTCTACCGCCGTTTGACCTGTTATAAACCATTGAACGGGTAATAATTTATTTACAAAAGGTAAAGTTTGCCCTTCCGTATTCGATATAAATACATTGTTAGCAGTCTCATAGCTTCTGGTCTTGCTTAATTGTAATGTAAATGTAGTTATATTGTTTACTGTGCTTTCGCTTGTGGAAACAAAGTCAGCAGGATAATTGTAAGATCGTGAAGAGCTACCGTCTTGATTCTCAATTCTAAGCCGAACTAAATCGCTTGCAGAACTTGAAGCACTCTTGACAATTTCAATATCAATTAGAATATTAAAGCATGGTGTAGACTGTGATACACATTCAAATTTTGTTATACTATAACTCATTTACACATTCTTTTTTATTAGTTTCCAGTTGCCAGGATCATTAAAACCAACTTGGATAATATAACCAAAATATTCTTGCCTTTTGTTTGTAAATTTAATTAAAAAATTCGTATTAGGTATCAATCTTTCATTGTATAATGTTGACTCTCTTAACTTTCTACGAATTGTAGTGCTTAACGGACTCTCAAACTCATAATATTCTGCTTCGTAATCTGGTTTTTTAAGCTCGCTGTTTATTATGTTACTGTTTTCAAATCTTATTGGCTCACCTTCTAATTTTGTTGCCACTTCTACCTTTCCAGTACCGCTGGAGTATCTTACAAACTTATTAGGGTACTTTGTTAACCCTGCTCCAAACGTTCGGCTGTGTCTCTCCATTGACCTGAACGGTGTTAATAGTAAGTTGCCCGCACTTTCTGGATCGTAGCAAATAGGTTGCTGGCTTAGTGAGTCTTGCCAAACTTTAGGCGTAAACTTTGTAGACTCGTAAATCTTAGAATCAAATAAAAAGTTTTCGTTGTCGTAACGAGTATCTGTATTAGGTGCTACTATAAAGTTTTGCCGTCTTGCAAGCTCCGCACCTACAAGATCAGCTCTTATCTTTCCTTCTACTTCATATTTGTTATCTGCTGTTTTTAAGTGTGTCTGATAAGTTGTTAGAGCGTTATATTCTTGTAATCCTTGCACCTCTTCGTAGTCTCCTGCTTTAGAGTTTCCAAATGTTCCTGACTTAAATAAAAACTCATCAGCACAGCTTATTTTTAGTTTAGAAACTTCACCTAAGTCAATTAAGGGAAAATCTACAAAGAAATATGTTTTATCTTCTATAACATAGAACTCTTTATTTTCGTGTTTTTCTATTGACCATCCTAAGTTAAAATAATTATTAGTTTCAAATAAGTCTTTAAGCTCAACGCTTAGTTTTGCTTCTGGAATGTTTCTTATTTGCTTTCCAGAACTTAACAAAACATCTTTAAACTGACCATCCTTAAAAAACTGTGACTTTATTCTGTTTCTTTGTCCTGTGTATATTTCTAACATACGTTCAAAGGAATCAAACATTTTAATCCCTTTAAATTCTGTAGGCTGGAATGTGCTATTTTGTTCTAATTTTATACTGCATTGTATATCAAAGAAATTCATTTGACCGCTACTAAATACTGTTGGGGTTGTTATTCTGCTAATATATGGGCATAATGACACAGCTTGATTTGAAATCAATATTGTACTAGATTCTACGTTAAAACTAAATCTATCCGTATTTTCAAAATCAGAATGTATATGAATATCCTCTATCCTGTTAAACTCCCACTCTGAATCTATTCTATCATAAAAAACTAAAGCAACTTTTAAAGCATAATCAGTTGAAGAACTTACCTCATTATAAAAACCGTTTCCGTGTTTAGTCGCAAAACTTATTTTATAATTAAATGAGCTGTTAACATCAGAAATATTAATCCTAAAAAATGAACTTGAATTAGGCTTATTTACTCCATTAGCTTCATATATTTCTGCATATGGCGTTAAGTTAAATAAATCTACATTAAAAGGATCATTTAGTTCTAGTCCTACACTTTCAAAAACTTGTATAGTGTTTATATTTCTTGAATATATTTGTGCATTATTTTGAACTGAAGTAGATAATATAAAACCAGTTGGTGGATTTGCTGTTTGACTTAAGCTTTCTAAAAATATTCTTCGCCCTTGCCAATAAATATCCTTATAAACTAAAGGCGTTATGTCATTGCCGTTTATATCTGTTAATCTTTGTAACTCGTAAGACTCATCGAATTGACTTTCAACGAGACTTTGCAAACCTCCTGTAAGAAATTGTACGCTTACTTTTTCATCATCTAAAACATAGGTTTTCATGTCTAAATTACCTCTATAATCTAGCTCATAACTTTTATCTAAAGTTTCTATTATAAATCTTTCTAATATAACTTCTACTTCCGTTCCTTCGCTTTCATAGATTCCTTGTAATAATTCTCTACCGTCTTTTACAAACAATAAATCATTAGATAACTGTGTAACTACTCCCCAGTTATCTGTATTTCTAACTAATTGTTTATCATCTTCATTCCAGTTTATAGGCTCAAATTTTAGTAAAACCCGACCTATAGACTCAGAACTTAAATAATATCTTACCTCTGGATAATTCATTTACCCTTGTATTTTAGTAGTTTAAATTGATGCCCCATGTCAAAAGTTGTGCTGTTTCTATTTACAAATTTAGCACTTCTTAACGAACCTATTATATCTTTCTTTAATCTTGAGTTTTCGTTACGCATCGCGTTAATTTGGTTTTGCGTATCGCTTGCAGGACTCATTTTATTAGCGTTCATTGTAATTGAGTCAAGAACTGCGCTCCTAGCAATAGAATGATTAAGAGAAGGAATAACACTATCCCCCTTGTCTAAGTGCATCATAGTCGGCTTATTTGGTGAAATACCTTTTAAGTTTCCGTCTTTGCCTAAGATAGCTTCTTCTTTGTAACCGTCTCCTAAAATAGCGTATTCATCTTCACCTCCTTTACGTCCTTTTTTATATTCTGGTATAGGTCTGCTTGCTACTATTGCAGCCTGTGCAGCACCAATGGCCGCAACTGCTATGGATAGCGGAACGTTTGGCAAAGCTTTTACTATTGCTACAGCCGTACTTAATGCAATCTGAAATAATGCTGCTTTGCGTTCTTCTTTTAGTCTTTCGCTTTCTAGCTTCCGCCTTGCTACTTGCTGATCTTCTCTCAATAATTGTTGAGCTACAGCATCGCCTTCAGCTTGTTGTATAAGATTATTGTATAGCCTATCATTTTCGGCTATCTGGTTGTTAATCCTTATAATCTGGTCTTGTGCAAGTGTTCTTCCTATGCCTGACAATATCGCTGCTCCTGCTTCTGCTCCTGCTTTAATTTTATCATTCATTTCAGCATTCTTGTCGGATAAAACATCGAAGCTGCTTTCAAGAACGCTGGTATCAATATTTAAAAGGTTTCCTAATCCTTCAAGTTGGTCAAATAATAAGTCTTTGTTTGCTAGCTTATCTAGCAATTCCATCAACTTTTCGGTTTTCTCTTGACCTTCTTTAGTTAATTGGTTGAACTTTTCTAAGCCTATATTTGTAGCTGCAAAAGAATCATCAGATTCTATATCTGTAATCCCTCTAGTTTCTATTTGGTTTACAGTTGTTTGGTCTTCCATTCCAAGAAGTTCGCGAGTTAAAAGTCTTAAACTTTCCTTAGCCTTGTCTATTTGCTCTTGATACTTAAGCCATTCGCCCCTTGTGGTTGCGGTTTCTCTTTGTTGCGCTTCTAGTTTGTTTATAATATCTTCAAAAAACTTTACAGTACCTTCTAAAACAGCATTAACACCGCCTAAAGTCCCTTTTAGTGCTTTTATTTTATCTTCAACTACCTTTATTTCTTCTCCAAATTTAGCATAAGCATCGCTAGTTGTGGCTGTCTCTTTTTGTTGTACTCTTAGTTCAAATAGTAATTTCTCAAGTGAAGCAACTGTATCTACATTAGCCTTTACATTTCCTAATAATACATTTGTAGTCGCTTCTATTATAGCCTTGTTTTCTACAAAGCTCATGTTAATTTCGTCTAATTCTTTTTGCAATGCTTCGGCTCCTATAGGTGGTAATAAGTCAAACTTTGCACTTTCTTTTAGTTTATTTAGCTCATTTGTTATTCTTGTAGAGTCTCTAATTAAGTCTAAATTAGCCTGTATAGCAATTTGTTGTTCTATTTTTGCAAAATCTTTTGCTGCGTCACCTAGTCCCCTATATCTTTCCTCCCTATCCTCTAGTATCTCGTCAAATCTTTTAAATCTTTCATCCTGTTCTGTTAAAGTTAAAGCGTCTAAAACTTCTATAACTGAAGAGGCCATGGCTATTAATCCTCTTGTGGTTCTAGATATTATTCCATTACCGTTATCAAGATTTAAAATAAAGCTTTCGTAATTAGAATTTAATATTGCTATTTCAGCATCTAAAGCTTTTAATTGTTCTTTTACTAAAGAATCTAATGCTCCCCCAGCTTTTTCAAATGCTTCTGTGTATTTATTAGTTTTATCTATATTATCGGCTAAAATGATACCTAAAGTAAAACTTTCTACGCCAAACAATTCTGTTGCAGTTCCTAGCCTATCAGTAGAGCCATTTATTTGTGTTAACGCATCATCTAAGGTTAAGCCTTTTTCATTTAATCTGGCAAAAGATGAACTCATTAATCGTCCTGCTCTTGCTGCTTTTATAGAGTTATCGTTTAATGTACCAAGTATAGCTGCGGTTCGTTCAAAAGATAAACCCAAAACGTTAGCCGTTGGAGCTAAAAAGCCTAAAGCATCTTTTATTCTTGTGAAGTCTAAAGCTGTTGATGTTCTTACTTTTGCTATAATGTCGGCAAACTCCTGACCGCTTGAAGCTGATTTATTAAAGGCGTTTAAAGTTTGCACAAGTAATTCCCCCGCTTCTGCTCCTGTGGTCTGTAGTGCTATACCTAAGTTATTAACAGGGCCTAATAATAAACTAACTTCATCTTTTGTTTTACCTAATGCAATAAGTGAAGTGGCTAAATCCGCAACCTCATTAGAAGTTTTTACAGATGCCCCAGCCACATTAATAATATCAGTTTCTAAGGTTCTTAACTCAGCTCTAGTCTCGCCTAAAATACCCGCTAAGTTTTGCATTGACTTGTCAAAGTCTCTAATCCTTTGAAATAAGTCTCTAAATATTGATACAGCGAGAAACGCACCGCCCATAAGACCTAAAGCGGAAGTCATAGAACGAACCATTCCCAACGCACCACCTAAAGCATTTCTATAATTACCTACGCTTCTTTGAAACTTTCCTGCGCTTTCATCAGTTCTTTTTAGTGCTGCATCTTTTCGGTTTATTTCTGCTGTAGTTAGCTTTAACAACCTTGCTTCTCTCTCGCTTAGTTTGTTTCCCAACTCTTGTTTTAACATCAAATCCTGTTGGACTCTTATAAGTTGAGTTAGTTTTATTTGTTGTTTTTGGTATTCGCTTGATAGTTTGCTGCTGATTATAGCAGCTTCTTTTGTTCTTTTGTTTGTTTCTGCATTCTCAAACCTTAACCTTTGAACCTCTTCAGCTTGTTTGCTTGTAGAAAATGTTAGTTTAGCTCTTTCTCTTTCAAGTGCCTGAGACAATCTCTTAGCTTCCTTTTGCTCTGCGTTTAGTCCTGCTGTAGCCTTTCTAGTTTCGTTTATTTGCTTGCTTGCTGTGCTTGGTAGTTTAACGTCTTTAAATGCCTTATTTATAGTATTTACCTCGGCAGCAACTAGACCTAATTGCTTTATGAGTTTATCAATATCCTCTTTAGATTTCTGTGAAAGTACCTCTATAAATTCAGCCATTTACTTTTTCTTCTTTGACTCGTTAATTTTATTTATCATTTGCTTTTCGTATGCCAGAAACTTTGCGATACTTACATCTTCACTAATTGCAAAACCCATTATATTTTCAAACGCTACTAATGTAGAGGTAAAATCAAAAGCTACTTTCTTATCCTCTGAATTATCCTTAGACATTTCTATAAGGTTCTCAGTCACGTTTATATTGCGTTTAATTAATGCTAGCGCTTCTTTTGGCTTAGATAGGTCTATTTGTATTCCTGTAGTGCTTAATGCGTTCTCAACGTCTAAAATATGCCTTACATTTAGTGGTATTTCATCAACGACTGTGTAAGCGTAATTTAAAAAGGCTAATTTGTGTTTTAATCCTTCAATTCTTACAGCTCCTTTAATCTTCGATAGGCTGTTTTGATCGTTTCTTTTCTCAAAAAACTCATCGTATAATTGTTCAAATACTTCTTTATGATCCTCAACTAGCAAATATTTAGTTTCTCCGCTTTCGAGAGCTTTAAAAAAATATTTTGCTTTGTGCTCTTCTAGTATCATGTTTATAAATTTTTATTTATAAATCTAACTAATTTGTCTTTATATACTTTTATCTGTAAATCTTTAAAAGTTTCTTTATTAAGACCCATTATATCCTTACCGTATTGTCTAACTAATTTATCTTTCTTTGAATCTCTTGAATTGAATAAAAAACTACTTTCAGAAGTTGAAACAACAAATAACTTACCTGAAAAACTACCCGAAAAAATTAAATCTACATTTCCATTAGCTAAAGGGTTTATTTTTTCTTTAAATTCAGCATATTCAGGAAAAGCACTACTATAAGTGCCTATTATATTACCGTCTGGCCTTAAACCTCTTTGAAATTCATCTATTTTGGATTCAATTATTAGTTGATCGTTAAGGATTATTTCTTTTACCTTTGGTGCTATTTTCGGTTTTATAGCTAAAAGTCTTCTTTGTAGTTCCTTTGCGCTTGGCATAATTTACGTTTATTAAATCTTTGTCAAAGTTTAGCTGTAGCGGTATTTGACTCTTAAGAAATATCTTTTGTTCTTCTCTTGTCAGCTCTTCAAAATATTTAAATCCTTTATCTGAAAAGCTTACTTTTCCTACTTGCATAATTTTGTAATAAAAAAGGCGGCGTATTAGACCGCCCTAGATTAATAAATACTCTATTTTTAAGCTACAGTTCCAACTGATGAGATTCCTCTAAATAGTTGATCGGCTAATACTGCTACATTTAGGCTTTCAACGCTATCGTATAGTTCAACTTGTACCGTATCTGTAGAAGATAGTGTAGTAGAAGTAACAAATACATATTTATTAGTCACATCATTATACGTTACGGAACTTGGAGCTTCGGCCACACCTTCGATAATAATTCTAAAGTTTGCGGCTAACAATCCCTTAATATTAAAGGCTGAATTGGTTACTGCTGTTATAGTTGCCTTTACATCAGTTCCTGTGCTTATATCGTCAAGAACTACATTAGCGTCTACAATTTCAGGCAAATCTTCACCTACATTAAAGCCTAAAGTCTCGTTAGTAATGATTTCACCACGTAAATTAAATTCGCTCTCGTCTTGTAACTGAATACCAACCATTACTTGCTCACCGTTTGTACCGTCGTTAAACGTAAATGTACCTGCGTTTTGCATACCTAATTTAAAAGCGGAAACTTTAGTCCCGTCTACAGACTTAACAACTAGTATTCCTTGCTCAAACACCAGGATAACGTCACCACTTCCGTAACTGTTATAGCTAGATGCGATCTTATGAAATGGGTAACCCTTCCAATAAGTGAAATCCATCATTGGCTTGCCATTCCTTACCGTTCTAAGCAATCCATTTGCTGATTCCTGTGTAGTGGCTTCTGCTGTATTATTAGCGAAATCAGCCGCACCAATGAACGGTATAAAGTTCATCTTTTGAACCTCTTTGATAAAATACTCTTTATTGAGCGTTCCTGAAGCAATTACCTCGCTCCAACTTCTGTCAGTACGAATAAAACCTCTTGGAAATCCTAATTCTACAATGCAAGCCGCTAGGCCTGTGCCTTTCTTGTCCGTTGCACAAGATTTGGCGTTTAAATTTATCATTTTGTTATATATTTAATTAACATACTTTTTTTATTCTTGCATCGAACTCTAAAATAATTACATCCCAATAATCTAAAGCGGTTCTTTTCTGTGGCTTTTCTCTACTTCCAAGATCGGTTCTGTGATAGTTGTGCAACTTTTGAATTTTAACTTCCCTAGATGTAATGTCTATGAACTTAAAATCGTTAATTGCCTTAATTACCTTATCAGATAGCGGAACTAATACCTTTTTAAAGGTTTCTTCGTTTCTCTGATCGTTGAACCATTCCTTTTTACTAGATGTTGCCATAAATAGCCTTAATCTAGTTGTTAACTGCTTTTTGTACAAACTTTCTAAGTTTTCACCCTCTATCGGCATTACTAGCCATACAATAGGATATTTAGCAGCGTTTGCAGAAAACACCTTGATTAATTCAGATTCAGTGCCATAATGATAAAGGCCAACATCAGAACTATCAATTAAGGGTTTTAATCCTGTGCCTAGTACTAATTCGGCTTCTATCATATTCCTAGACTGTTTAGATTTTCATAAAACTTAAAGTACTCTGTGGTAAAACCAGCATTATCAGAAATAAACTTGTAAAGTGTTACTTCATCTATTGACAAATACATGAAATGGTAATACTCTCTAGCTTCTCTTAGTTCATACATTCGCCGCCAAGCTTGCACGTACTTATTTGTACTCGATATAACTTGAGCCTTCTCTGCTTGGTCAACTGTGTTTCCTAACTGCGTCAGTCTTGTTTCTGTTTCCCTAACATAATTCGCATAAACAAAGTCGGCAACCATTGACTGCTTGACTCCTGCAATCTCATAACGTAAACCCCTCCATTTTATAGAATCATCGCCATCAATTAAATCTTTGTACTTTTGATCTGAGCTTAACTTAACAGTTCCATCCGTTTCAAATTGGTCTAATATTATCTTAGATTCGTAAAACCCAAAAGCATCAGATAAGAAATTAATTTCATATTCCGCAATAGTCAATAACAACGCATCATTATTATTAATCGTTTGCGCTGCTAATCCTGTACCAGTCTCCTGATAAATGTTAGGAATAAATCGACTCCCTACGTAATAAGAAACATCTGTTATCATTTACTTTCTTTTTTTCTTAGGTTCTTTTGGCTCTCTAATCTCAGTCCATCTAATAGCAACTTTTTTGCCTAAACAAATATGTGCTAAATCACGACTTAAAGTAACTTCGCTATCTTTTTTATGAACAGCGAAGTCTTTTGTGAATACTATTTTAATATCCCCTTTAGCCATCTTTAATCTGGATCAGATGCAAGAGTTACTAAATTGGCTGCGATACCAGTAGACTTTAAGAAACCAGTCTTGTCAACTTCTCTAATAAGAAATAAAAGTCTTGCTCTAGCCTTAATTGTCTTAAGGTCGCCCTTAAACTGAGTCCCTACTAATCCCTCAGAAATAGTAATTCCTCCTAACTCATATATTCTACCAAAACGACCTTCACCAACTACTAATGTATCATCAGCTAAGTTATTGTCTTCTACTATTTCAAGGCCCGCAATTCTACCAGTTGCTTCGTCAAAAATATAGTTATTGTTAGCGTCCTTCTTAAGCATATAACTATCTATAACCTCCGAGTTAGCTGCAACAAAATTAGGTGTGTACTTAGAGCCTCTAGGTTTTACAATAGCGGTTCTCATTTTACGAACTAAATCCTTGATGTTTGCATCTTGAATACTTGAAGCAACCGCGGTAAATGCAGGAACTTGTGAAATAAGACCTAGTAGCCTGTTTGAAGCTCCGTCACCAACTGCTATCTGATTATCAATAACAGAACGAACATTAACGTCTAAGAAGTTTTCAAGCTCAGCAGCAGCTAAAACTTCATCTTCTCCAAACTCTTCAGTTACTGGCAAAGTGTCTCCAATTTTTTTCAAAGTAGCACTTTTTTCAATAAATACTGCTTCACTTTCTGGAAACTGTGCTCCTTCTGCTACTGCCGCCGCATTACGCACAATGGAATCTTCATCAAAATCCATGTATGTAATAGTTCCATTATGATTTCCAACACCTACTGGAAATTTTGCAAATAAATCATACAGAGCACGTTTTTTAACTCCAAGCTGACCGATGCCACCTAGTCTTACAGATTCGGTATTATCTGTAATAGATGCACGTGTTACTGTGGTTTTTAGTTGTATTTCTTCTTTTGATCCTTTAACAATAGCAATAAGCTTGTCTTTGTTTTTAACAATCTCACCTGTTACTGTTTCATTACTTTCAGTCTTTTTGTCGGCAGCATCTTTTAAACTATTAATGTCTTCCTTCATCTCGGTAACGAGGTCGGTAAGGTCTTTTACTGATTTAGCCTCAGCTAAATCTTTTTCTAGCAAAGAATTTAATGCGGTTGCATCGAGCTTTGCTAATTCAGTTTTGAGCAATTCCATTTCATCCTTGCTAGCCTGCTTTACTTTGGCTGCCAAGTCGTTAATGATTACTTCTTTTTCTTCTACTGTCATTTTTGTTGTTTTTAAATTAAACTAACTTTACTTAGCATTTCGTGAATGCTTGCTTGAGTGCCTTCTAGCGGCTCGATTGTAGAAGTGTCATCATTAACGGCTTCCGTTGTCTTTATTAGTGTAGCGTCATTAGAACCAAATGGCACTGCACTACCTTCTAAATGTATTTTTAACTCTCTCACTAGTGTAACCACGTCAACGTTTTTAAATGCTTCTTTGTTGACTGATTTCTCTAGTGCTTCATCGTAATATTTCTTTTCAACTGCAAATCTTTCATCGTCACTATTAAAACCTATATCGGCTTTTATGTACATCATCCTTATTGAATTCTGCATTCCCTTTTTACCTTTTTCAATGATCTTAGCAAAAGATGAATTTATAATGCTATCCTTTGCGATCTTAAAAACTAATGCTTGTGTTTTGCCTTCAAAGTCTTTGTTTAAGTCTTTCCAGTTTAACTTCATAATCATTACCTCAACATCTTCAGGCATTGCAATAATGTTATTAACGCTTATTTGATGATCGGTAACATAGTAAACCTTCTTGTCTTGCTCCTTTGCCGTTTTGTTCATTGAATTATTCATATGAACATCGTCGTGCATGTCGATATAATTCGTATTACTTATTACAGGATAAATAAACTTATCATCGTAATTAGGTATAGCCTTAACAGTTTGGTCGTTCTGATTATAAAAGCCTAAGAATTTGTTTTCTTTAGTCTTAGGCGTGCTTTTTAACGATTTAACAATAGTTTCTTTATTTGCTTTTATGTATGCAAATCTCTCATCTTTATTGGCAAAATCCTTATTTGTTAATTTGCAAAGCATTACTTTATAATTTCGTTATTTAACTTTAAGCTTTTAATCTCTTCTAGTATAGTCTTAATTCTGTCTTTGCTCTTTGTCTTACTCAGTTCCTTGTTGAGTGCTTTGATTTGGTCTTTCATAATTAATTTCTTTTGTAAAGTTATATCCTAACTGAATCTTTGCATCTTCTGGGTCAACTCCTGCTTGTAACAAATTAAGCAAAGCTTCAGACTTTCTCTTTTCGCTTTCTTCTTTCTGCATCCTACTGTAGTAATTAAAAGGTAAATGAGTCCATTCCATGCAAGCTTCGCCTGTAAAATTAAAACGCTTCATAATCAAGTCTACAAAGTCTTCTCCCTTGGGACTCATCACGTAGTCAACGTGTGCTCCTCTTGCTTTCTCTTGGTTTTCATAAGTTGCACCGCTTCCGACCTCTGATTCAATTACGTCTTTAGGCACTCCATAGATACGCCCAATTTTAAACGCATCCTGAACATATGCTTCATCTAGTTTTAGCTTACCCATATCCTCAACAAACCGCTTAATCTCAATCATTGATTTAATGGCTGTGACTGGGGTGTTTCGCATTGTCTTTTGCTCAATGTCTTTCTTTTCGCCTTGACTCATCATTGGGTTGTCAAGATCGTTCTCGCCTACCTTGCCAGCTACCATGTACTTCCCAGCAAATAATAAGTTTGTGTTTTTCGCGTCTAATGCCAACTCAGAATTAGAAAGCACTTTAAATAAAGCATCTATAACACTTGAGCCTTTAAACCATTGTTTTGTTGTTGAAGATAAATCGGTGTAGTGTATTACTTTGTTGAATGGAATTGAAGTTTCGTCTCCGTTATCGTACTTATACTTAACTAAATTCTTTTTAAAATTGTCTGCATTTACTTTAGACAAAAATAGTTTGTCCCCTTGCTCTGTCATTTCTTTTGGAAATTGCATTTTAGAAGGGTCAAGAAAGTAAAGTATATTATCAGATGTAGATATGAAACTTTCAGCGAATAGATAAGCGTTACCCATCATCAACCAAAACATGTAGTCCCACTTAAGTTGACGGGTTGTTTGAAATGGATTTGGTTCTGATATTAATTCGTTAAGTGGATGGTTTGGTATGATCTCGCCGTTAGTATCTTTGACGTAGATTTTACCCAATGAGAAAAGATCACAGTTCATTTTAACGATTGTCAAAAATGCTGGATTGTTAAGTATAACCTTTAGTTTGGCTGCTTCTTCTTGGTAGTCGTTGTATGCGGTATTAGGGGAATAGGGCATGAAGTTAAGTCCTCTTACCCTATCTATTGTGGTGTCACGATTGTATAGTCTTGTGAACCGACTACCGAAGAATGATTCTAATATACTAATGTACTATAGTTACAGGCATGCTCCCGAATTTGTTTAAAGAATGCTTGCAAGATACAAATTTATTTATTATAAGAAGGTTTTATTTTAATTCTTTAGGCGTTATCTTATACGCTTTTAAATCCTTGTACTCAATTATCTGGTGGCATCCTCTGCACTGTGTCTCTCCTGTAGTTTGTTCTACCTTGGTTGATTTATTGCAGTATGAGCAGTTTACTTTCATAGGCTATTTTTTACCGTTAGACCAAAGTCTATTAATAACTATCTTCTCCATTTCTGTCTTAGGTATTTTAAACTGAGCTTCTTTATATTGGTCAGGCACTTTTTTAAGGCAATTTTGAAGGTTTTTAAATGCGGCTTTGTTCTTCTTTAAAGCTTCTAAAAATATTATTGAATGGTTGTCTTCTTTCATGTTATTTAGTTTAAGTGTGTTATTCTTATTCTTAGTGTCATTAAACCTAAAGCAAAATCATCATCTGGAATGCCAAACTTATAATTAACTTTATGAGGATTCATAATTGATCCTGCAACCCTTTGATATGCTAATTCGCATTGCGCTGTAAGCTTATCAGTATCTTTTTTATAAGCATAAACTTTAAAATAATAATCTTCTCGGTTCTTTTCTAGGTTTGTAATTTTCCTCATAGTTTTATTTATTTAAAGTTAATATTTATCTATAAACCATTCAACGCATGGAGCTATTAAGAATATATTTATCAAACAAATCCCAAGTGTAAATAAAGACATCATTAAATATATTATTAAGGGAAAATCATATCCAGCTACAAATAAAACTAGATGTATTAATCCAACAATAAGCAAAGTAATGAATTCTACAAATAATATAATTTTTAAGTATTTCATAGTTTTATTTATTTACGGTTAATAGAGTCCAAGAGTTTTGCAAAGACTCCAAGCATTAAAGATAAGCCTATATTCTGTATTAAGTTATGGCTTACAAGCAATAAGCATAAAAAGAATACACCTGAGTATATTCCTAATATGCCTAGCTCTTGTAGTATGTAGTTTATTCTTTCCTTCATGGGTTATATTTATTATAATCTAATTACCTGCCATTTGTGATTTCTTACATTAAATCCTTTTAAGATATTAAAATAAGCAGACTTTCCATAAGTATTTACTATATCAGTAAATGAAAACACTTTACCATCATCCCTTACTATTTTAAGCTTTGGCTTTGGTAAACTTTTAAAATTATGCACTTCTCTTTTAAAGTGTTTAAAATCGTTTGATTTAGATTTTTTAATTGTTACTTGTTCAATGTTTTCAAGCCTATTATCTAAAGTATTCTTGTTTTTATGTTGAAAATGATAACCTTTTTTCTTTTCCCCAATAAAAGTAACACCAACCCATTGTGAAACAGTGTCGGTCTTCTTTATACTGTCTAAACTTAATTTAATATAAAACACTTCACTATTAGTGCCTTGTACCTTTACTTTTGTAGGTTTTCTTATTTTGTCTTTTCTATAACTAATAACTAAACCGTGCTTAGTTTGTCTTTCAATTTTTCTTGCTAAAGATTTTATTCGGCCATAGTTAGAACATTGATAAACACCATCATAATTAGGTATGTCTAGCCATTCTTCATTGTGTAGATTTTCTAATTCTAAAGAATAACTATCTTGCAAGCTTACTTTTAAATCATTCATAGTTTTTAAGTTTTACCAAAGATAAGCAAACAGACAATTTGTTAAACCTTATAGATGTTAAATGTTTTTAGAATAAAAATGCGAAGTCTCTACCTTCACCATGAGCGTCTGCGATTTGCTGTGCGCTGCAATTAGTGTGACCTTTTTTCTTTAAAAGTGTAAATACTTCTTTACTTGTTAATTCTTTTGCTTTCTGGATAGTCATGATTTTTGTTTTAAGTTATAGGCAAATATATAACTGATAAACGGATATACAAACTTTGTAAATGTTAAATGTTTTTAATTATTCCCTCTTTCCTTAAGAAAAGTACAATGTATCTAACTGCATCCATCAAGTGATTGTTTTTGTCTTCAGGTTCTTCTAATACTACACCGTAACGATCAATGACTCTACTGTAGTTCTTTTGCTCGTTGTCGATGTTCTTTGAGTCTTGGGTGTAATACACTTCTAAGCCGTTAAGTATGTCTATACCGTCTAGTATGCTTCCTTTTGTCTTGGTTGCTCTTAGTGCGTAATCAAAACCCATTGACCTTAATGCTTTGATCTTCTCTACTCGGTTATTATCGCAAATTATAGGTCGGTTTTTGTTGATGTCTTTTTGTGCGAATAACCATTTTATTAGGCCCTCTTCTTGGTCTTGTAGTTTCTTATTCATCGCGGTGTCGAGACCTTCCCTTATTTGGTTCTCAGACTTATAATTAAGTTCTCTAAGATATAGTCTACCATCAGTGTATTTGGCTTCTATCATTGCCAGAGGGTCTACAGTACCCCAGTCTACGCCATAGTAAATAGGTGCGGTTAATTCTTGATAAGCTTCAACCGTACAACTATTCCAAAAGAAGATCCTGTTTGGATTAGAACCGATCTTACCAAGTCCGTAGATTTGCCATTTGTTTTGATAGTACTTTGATTTTACGTTGTTAACTATATCTAGGTTAGGAAGTTCTAAATTAATGTAAGCCTTAGACCGGTTAATCTCTATTTCTTTTACTTCTGTAGGATTTAAATATTCGTTGTCCTTGTAAGTAAGAATAATAAATTCTGAATCGTCTCTATCTAGTATCTCAGTATGTACCCAAAATTCACTATTAGGGTTATAGTCTAGGATAACTTGTTTAGCTCGTGAGGTTAGTTCTCTGTAAGTCTCAAAGGTTGTCTTGTTTGCTTCGTTTAAGAATATAAGATCAGAACGTAAACCTTTTCCAATGTCCTCTTTATCTAGGCCAATAAATGTAATCTTTGATTTGTTCCTAAACTCGTATTCTTTTCCGCCCTTCCAACTGTTGCGGTCAAATATTCCAAACAGTCGCATGATCTTAACAAAGTCCTTTATGACTGTAATACGCATCTTAGAAAGTTCTGCTGATGCAATGTAAATGTCAAGACCTTCGTTACTGCTTGCATGATTAATGATGAGCATTAGTATGCTAAAGGTCTTGCCAGCACCTTGACCGCCTTGAATAACTTTAATCCGCTTAGTCATAGCGGCTATCTTTCTAAGTGCTGTGGTTGGGTTAATCAAAGGCTATTTTTATAATAATTTCAATTCTTTTATTACTAAATTTAAGAAATCAATAGATTCACCTTTCTTAGCTGGCCATAAGTCGTAAAGAAATATTTTTCTTTTTAAATGATTTATCGCACATCTTTTGGCTTGGTGATGTTCTTCTTTATTTGGTTCAGTAAATAAATTAAAAATTCCGTAAAGTTTAATTGCTTTTTCATTTGGTGTCATAGCTTTAATTTTATTTTAAGTTTGTAATGTTTATAATTCTGTCAATCTATTAGTCATAACATCCCATTTATATTTGCCGTCAACTGTTACGGTTGTGTAAAGTTTTTTAGGTGTCTGACTCACTACTGTTACTTCATTACTATTTGCAAAATCTTTGTCTAGTCTTACAATTTGTCCAGAAAATAACAATTTACGCAGATTACTTGTTTCTTTCATAATTTTAGGTTTGTACTGTTTATAAGGGTTTAGTGCTACCTCTCCACACGTGGGAGACTAATATTTATCAATTAAATGTAATAATACAGTTATAACCGCCCAGCTAATGAAAGCGTATAACGAAACTAACATTCCTTTTAATATGTAATCTACTATTTTATCTATTTTCATAATGTTTTATTTATTTTGATTCTTTTATTTTAAGTGGGTCTAGGTTCATTAATGGAGTGTTTAAGCTCTTGCCGTCTGTGGTATGGTCGATCTGTTGTCTATCGCTGTACTTCTTAGGCATCATCTTAGACATTAGCCACTTGCGTGTGTCTACTCTTAGTCGGTCTCTCTGAATAACGTTGTGATTGGTTATCTCTTTGCCGTCTTGATCTAGCATTATATCGTTTTCAAAGGCGTCACATATTTCTAGTATGTCTTCAGCCATTGCTTCAGCTCTTATCTCGGTTGCGCGCGCGTATTGTTTCGCTTTGTCTTCATCGTCATCTAACCAGATGTAAAACGTAGAGAAAGATATATTCTCTTTTTTAATCGCATTACGTACCGCTTGACCTTGTGTTATGGCGTCAAAAATGTTGTTTAGTATATTGTCTTTGTCTTCTTTAGTGTATGATGCCATTTTTTTTATTTTTTAATAAAGGGCCTGTCGATGAACTCTTATCTTCGTCTTTAATCTTTGGTAATTTCTAAACCCAAAGTATCGTGCTAGACCCCTATTAATTTAATACAAATATACAAAACTTTAGTTTATTGTTTTGGTGGTTCTGGTAGGTGTCTCCAATGTGTTACTTCTTCATTTTTTAATGTTTGCGCATCGCTTTCCCAAAATCCCCTATGAGTAAATCCTATTAATATTAATCCTAGTGAATAATAAATTAAAACATTTTCACTAAATCTATGTTCGCTTTCTTCTGGCATTCTATCGGTTACACTTATCCAGTCGCTTTCTTCTTTATCCTCTAGCTTATCCTTTTCGCTTTTATAATGTATTGTGCTGTCTTGAGTTTTTAAATATTCCGAAGCTTGCTCAAGAGCTTCACGCAATGTTCCGTTAGGCTCTCCAAATTGTCCCCATCTTTCTCCATTAGATGAGCCAATATATTCTTTATTTATATTATTGTTACCTACTTTTATTTCATCTTCTGTTTCAATAATCTCAGCAACCATTTTAATTGCTAGTTTATCAGATAGTGAAAAGCCTATCTTGTTCTCTAGCCACTCTCTTACTATTGCTTTTAGTTTTTCGTTTTTTTTCATGATTGATTTGTTTTTTGCTTAATTAATTCGTCTACTAATTTGCAATACTTTTTATATGCCTTATAGTATTCGAGTATCTTTTTTAGCTTCATTGTTAGTACTCTTTTTCTTAGTTGAAAGTGTATTATAAAATATCTCATGATTCTAGTTTTTGTATCATTTCTATTATAGTAGTGTACATTTCAAGATCGCTCTTATTGTTATATACACTTTTTGGGTATCTGTTATCTATTACCCATTGTGCAATTTTTTCTTGTGTCATGATTGTAATTTTTTACGTTTTAAAATATTAACAGGCTCTTTACCTGCTTCGATTAGTCTCATGTCTACCCAGATAGCAGCTTCTCTCTCTGTTTCAAATCCTAGTTTTTTCTTTTTTTGTATCTCTCCAGAATAAGTGTCTTGTCTTCCGTTTCTTCTGTATAGATATACACCTTTGTATATTTTTGATTTACCTACATATTTATCGTGTGCCATAATTCGTGTTATTTATCTTATTTTTATTAATTCGTTGTATTACTCTTATTCTTAGCGTATAGACTTATGATAGTTTCATACTTTCCCTTATACTCAGGACTTTTTGAAAATATTTCATAGTTTTCTACTGAGTGCATTACGGTTGTTCTGTCTCTTTTTGTTTCTCTCGCTATGCTGGAATAAGTATAAGTGTCTTCATTATTAATAATATAATCAAAAATGCTTCTGGCAGCTACATTATAATCTTTTCTACTTATAATAAATAATTCTGGTATTGCAAAAACGGATTCTATAAGATATTTTAAAGATGCAAAGCTTTCGTCTTTATATTTATTTTGTTTACTCTCATATAATTTTAATACTTTTTCTTGAAATTTCTTATGTAAAACCGCTTCATCTTTCTTTAGCTGTGCTAATAGTTGTTCTATCTCTTCCATTATTTAAGTTTATTTATATCAATCGCTAGTCCTTTTTCTATTAGTCCGAATACGTCAAAATGATTCCTAATTAAATAGTCAATTTCGTTATAATCACAATTAAATATGTCTTGATTATTTTCTAAATGTTTAATTAATTGATGTGATGGAAAAAATAAATGTTCTCCTTTTTCACCTATTAAAGTTAAATCAGCTAAAGGTCTTAGTATTGGTTTAATTTTACTGTAGCCGTGTTCACTTTCTACAGTATCAAAAAAAGCATAGCTATTATCTGTATAAGCTCCGCATAATTTAGCTACTTTAATTTTTGATTGGTCAGTTAGTTGGCACATTAAACCATAAGGCAAATAAGGTGCTAAGTGTTTTAATTCTAATTTCATAGTTTTTAATTGTTTAGTTTGCTAATATGTTATTTCGAAAGCTCATAGCTCCATGCTGTGAGATGTATTCGCTGCAATTCTTATATCCTAAGTCTAGGACTTTCTGATCTAGTCTCTTCTGATTCTTGACTTGATTGCCTAATAGTTTTCTGTCTAATTGTTTTAGAGTCGTGTTTCTTTTTTGAGTTACGCTAGGTGTTCTTAGTCTCTGTGAGTTTTTGCTTTTGTAACGTCTTGTAACCTCTTGTCGGAACTCTTGCATTCCGTTTTCTTCTATTACTTTGTAGATCATTCTCCAAGAAGTCTTAGCTTGTATTCTAATGTCTTCTAGCGTCTGCCCTTGTAGTAATAGTCTTTTAATTAGTTCTAGTTTATCGTTCATGGTTTTAGTTTTTTAATTATTCTTATCCAAAATAGCCTTTGCGCCAACACGCTTCACATAATTTTAATTTATCTTTTACTTCTACACCACAATATTTGCAGTGTTCTAGTTTTTTTGTAGTTTTCTTTAGAAATCTTTTTTTTCATATTTTTTAAGCTCTATTTTTAAGGTTGGAAAACTATTGTCTATTATCTTCATTAATTCTTTAAAGTCATTTGTATTATTACTTTTTTTAATATCGTTAATAATAGAAACCGCATTTGAAAACCAATCTGGATTTTTATCTTCTAATTGTTTAATTGCTTTTGGTAATTGATGAGTCATTAATTCAACGTCAAATATGTAGTTTAACATTTTATACACGTCATCAATTTTAGTAGAAAGTCTACCGTCTCCTAAATTAAAAAATTCTTTAAGTGTTACTTTCATAATATTTAATTTTAATTTGGCTTAATTGCCTTTGTAAATATAATTATAATAAACAAATATACAAATCTTACGGATGTTAAATGTTTTTATTAAAAAGGCGGTGTATGTCGTTGAACTATTGTCTTCGTCTTTAATCTTTAGTAATTTCTAAACCTAAAGAAACGCTTTTACACTCCGCCTTTACTGTTTATGCCTTCTCTAATTTGTTTCTAATTTCTTCTGTGATATCATAATCACTTACACAAACAAACTCACCATCAATAAAACAAGCGGTTAAGATTCCAAAGTCTTTAGCGTTTAAAACCTTGCTAACTTTTCTTTTAGTCTCTAGGTTAATGATTTGGTCGATAGTTTTAAAGTCTTGTGTTGATGCTCCTGATGTGTTTACGTTAGTTGTCATAATATTTATGTTTTTAGTTATAGGCAAATATAGTTACAACAAACGGATAAACAAACAAGTCAAACGTTAAACTTTGTAAATTCTTGTTCATACAATCCGATAAACTCGTTGGCTTGGTTGCGTAACTCTATTCTGTGCTGTGCTGTATAGACTAAATCTTTCTTCTTAAGTATTAGGCGAAACTCTTTTGCCTTGCTGAATGCTTCTATGTAGTCGATCTTTGCGTGGCGTTGTTTGCTTTGTCGTAATGTCTCACAAAAGTCTGCGTATTTCTGGCCGTATTTTCTAATGAGGCCCTTGTAGTATTTTAAATCTTCGCCACCTTTGAAGCTGTTAGAGTTCCTAGATTGTAAATGTATGTTATGAAGGTTCAACGCTGTTTGTCGATTAGAACCTGAGCTTATAAAATGTCCTGCATCACTTGCAAACGCATCTACATTAGCAATGCAGTCTTGATCTTTGTCTATTATTCTTACTATCTCATTAACTACTGGCTGTAGATATTGTTTTCTGTAAGCGTCTTTTGATAGCAGGTCGATCTTCTTTTCCTTAGTCTGCTTTTGTTCTTTTATTCTTACTTCTTTTTTGGCTTGTGGTATTGTTATTTTGCGTATGTACTCGCCGCCTGCTTCTGTAGAGTGCACCCACTTACTAAAACACTTCTGGCATAAACCATAACGAAAGATATGCTTAGGCTCTCCGCATCCTTTGTACTTGTCTACTCTGTAGTTTCCTTTGCATATCTTTTGTTTCATGGTTTTTAAATTTAAAAATACCCCAGCTTTTGACTGGGGGTTTGTTGCGTTCTATTGAAAAAGGAAGTTATTGCGCCTATACCTTATTTATATTAATAGTTAAGCTTTGTTATGATGTTAAAACCCGTACTACTTTCTGTATGAGAATCGTAACTTTTAGGGTAGTTCTTTTTTTCATTCATAACCTTTGCACACTCTTTAGCTATTTTTAAATCTAAAAAATAATCATTCCACTTTTTTGAATAGTTATTTATAAGGTAATAAGTAACGTCTCTAAATCCAATAAATTTATGGTTTTGATAAACATTTATTTTTTCAATTTTGCTTTCAATAGTGTAAGTTGACATAGTTATAATTTTAGTTTGGCTTAGTTGCCTGTGTAAATATAGTTACAACAAACGGATAAACAAACAAGTCAAACGTTAAACTTTGTAAATTCTATCTCATACAATCCTATAAACTCATTGGCTTGGTTGCGTAACTCTATTCTGTGCTGTGCTGTATAGACTAAATCTTTCTTCTTAAGTATTAGGCGAAACTCTTTTGCTTTGTCTAATGCTTCAATATATCCTAATTTAGTCTGTCTTACTTTGCTTTGTCGCAATGCTTCGCAATAGTCTGCATACTTTAAGCCGTATCTACTTATCAATCCTCTGTAATATTTTAGGTCTTCACCTCCTTTAAATCCATTTGAATTTCTGCTTTGAAAGTGTATGTTGTGAAGGTTGCAGGCTATATGACCGCTACTTTTTACAGACAGAAAATGACCAGCATCTGAAGGAGTTACATTAGGATTACAAATACACATCTGTCCTTTGTCAATCATCTTAGCAATTTCATTAATATAGTATTGCAAGTACTTTGCGCGGTATTGATTTGCTGTAAGTAAGTCTAGGTTTTCTTGTTGAGTCTTTTTCTTGCCGTCTATCTTAACTTGTTTTTTGGCTTGTGGTATTGTTATTTTACGTATGTACTCGCCTCCTGCTTCTGTAGTCTGGGTCCATTTGATGAAACAAGAATGGCAAAGGTCATACCGATAGGGATAGCCTAATTTTCCACATCCTTCATAGTGTTCTACTCTGTGGTTTCCTTTGCATATCTTTTCTTTCATGGTTTTTTATTTTCAAAATGACTTACTACTGTATCAATGGCTATGCCTAATTCTCTAGGATGAGCCATTTTAGGATCGGATTCTTTTGGTAAATCAATACTGTTAAACCTTCTCCATTCATTGTGGTTTTTTAGTATTTGTATTGCTCGTTTTATTTTCATGGTTCAAAAATTAATGATAATTGGCTTTTAATATTTTTAGCAATACTTTTAAATTCCACCTTGTCAAAGTTATAATTTACAATTCCTTCAATAACTATTGCAAATTCATCTTTTTCAAAAAGTGCTTTTAAATATCCATTAGAATCATATTTTTCTTTAACTTTTTCAATGGTTTTTATAAAACAGTCTTTTATCTGTTTATCATAAAGTTTTATTGAAAAGTCTATTTCATATTCTTTATATTCAAATTGTAAATTATCAATATAGTTTTTATGATTATTAGTATAAAGAAGCTGACTAAATTTTTCATTACCAAGCTTATAACTAAATATTATTAAAGAAGCTATACTTAATTTATCCTCTAAGCTATAAAGCCCTCTAGTTGTTTGATATATAATTGGTTCTATTTTCATAGTTTCTATTTATTTAATTTTCTTTTTTTACAATAAGCATGACATGATTATAGAAACGAAATAATGCGGTTTCATATCTATATTTTGCGCTACTATTTGCATACGCACCATAGCTCATGTTAAAAAACATAGATAAATCTTCATTATTTATAGATAATTTTTCCTTTAGTTCTCTAAATGATATTTTATTTTTCATAATCTCACGTACTTCAATTTCTCTTTCTCCATAAACTACCATACCATATTTATCACTACATTTAGCGATAAAACTACCATCCGTTAATTTTTCTGTTATTACTTTAATCATTTTATGAGTTTTTATTTTCTAATATTTTATAAAGCATTTGTATATCTGTTCTATTTGCACAGGTTTTTATACATTGATTGTTTAAATAAATGTCATAACCGTTATCTTTTAAAAAACACTGAACCTTATGTTTAAAAGGTTCAGTTATAAATTTAATTTCTTTTTTCATTATTTTAATTCTTCTAAAATGAATACTGAACTGTGCCCGTGATAATATTTTAAATTAAAAATAATGTCATTTGCTTCTTGTAAATTTTTTACTTTTATCGTTTTAACTATATCCTCTAAGTTATTTAAAATTTTGTAAGTTTTCATATTTTTTAATTTATTGTAGTGGTTATTTCCTTTCTACATTACAAATATAAGTATATACTTAGTGTTGTATAATAAAAATCGTATTTATTTTAAGTTTGTACTTATATTTTAGCATTATAACGTGTTTTGCTAAGAAATTTGCCAACTCTCAAAAAAAAAATAAAAATAACAACGTATAAAAAAACCTGGTATTGGTTTAACCGAGGTTTGTTTATTTTTTACTATCGTTTTGCCAACATCAGAAAAACGTTCTATTTATTTTCTTAGTGATGTTCCTTTAAGTTCAATTATATTAAACATTTGAAACAACCTATCGTACACATAAGCGTCTTGGTGGTTGTATTCTTTCTTTATGGCATAATGTTCGCCTAATGCTAGTAAAGTTTCTGAGGTGTCACCTATGGGGTTTATAGAGGCTATTAGTCGACTATTATTATCATAGACATATCTAATTATTTCTCCGACTACATTTGTCTGGCCAAACATTTTTGAGAATCCTTCTTTCATTAAGTCATCTAAGTAGTGTGTTCCTTTTTTATAGCGACTAAAGAATAGGCTTTCTTTTTCTGTCTTGTCTTTCTTAATATCATCCATTCTTTGCACTACACTTTGAGTTGTCTCAAATGAAAAGCTAGGATAGTAATACTTAAGTGGCACTCTCTTGTTGTTCTCGTTTAGTGTATAGCCTAGATCATTACCGCATGCACTATCCACCATTTTTTTAATTGCAATCATTACAGTCGTTTTGCTGTTACCGCTTGGCCCAATCATTAGTAAACCTTTTTTTAGGTCTGGCTTTGTTATTTCACTGTTAACCAGTGGAGAGTCGTAAAACTTAGGATGCTTAAAAAAGTAGGATAGTAAAGTAAATACAAGTAGTTTGCTCTCTCCACCGTTTAATTTTGGATTAAATTCTTCGCCTTCTACTTGCTTGTAGAATGGCAGGAACTGTTTATACAATACGGATAAATTAACGTTTGCTTTATCTGGCATCTTTAGTTTGCCCTTGTCTAAGTTTAGAAAGTACTCAGCAACCCTTGACTTTTGTTCTGGGCTTAATCCTCTGTCTGTTTCGTAATTTTTGATTTGTCGCTTCTCTGTATCTGTGAGATTAGATTTGTTTATTATAGAGTTGTACTTGTGATTACCAATGCTTTTATCTTCCATAGTTTTTGTTATTTTTGTTTTAGTTGTAACATTTTGAATTTGGCTCTCTCATATCTAAAGCTACCTTATAAGCATCTTCGTATGTTTTATATTCTTGCACGTAGAAGTTTTGAGGACTATTCCATAGTAAATTAAAATGTGAGTTTTTAACAGAACTTACTAAAGTTTGTAAATTTTCAGTTATTAAAATCTCTCCTTTTTCTCCATCTTCTGTGGCAAGCCAAACACAATCAAACCTATGAAGTTCTTTTAAGTATTGGCATAATTCGCTAATAGTAAAGAATTTAATTAATTGAACGTCTCCATCGTAAATTCCTAAATTTAAGTGTATCATAATTTTTTATTTTTATATTAATACCAATCATTTTTATCACATTTAATACATATCATATCATCACTATGACTGTCTAAGCAATGCCAATCATGCTCACATTC